GCAAGGTGGACGCCGCCAAGGCACGCAAGCGCATCGAGACGCTGCTCGAACGCGGCCTGACGCAGCGCGAGATCGAACTGCGCGCGGGTATCGCGCCGCGGTCCCTGTGGCGGGTGCGGCACCAGGAGCGCATCTACGCCGACACGCATGACGCGATCATGGGTGTCACAGCGGCATGGTATAATGAGACGCGTACAGAGTGGACCCGCGCTGCGTCAACAGCCGGGTCCGTGGCCGAACCTCTTAGGAAGGTCCGAGCATGAACGATTCTACCACCTCCACCGCGGATCCAAACCCGAGCGGCCTTTGCCTGTGCGGTTGCGGTCGAAAGACCAGCATATCCAAGGTGACTGATCGGGCGGCTATGACCGTGAAGGGCCTCCCTGTCCGGTACATCGCCGGACATAGTTCCCGGCCATCCCCCGTCGAGTACATCGAGCAGGACTGTGGCTACACGACTCCCTGTTGGATATGGCAAAGGAGATTGTCCCGCCGGGGGTATGGGAGCATGGAGATCGGGGGCGCCCACTACTGCGTCGCGAACCACATGCACGTCAGCGTCTACGCGCTGTTCGAGTGGTTGCGCAACGCGGGTCCGCGCTGGGGCGAGGGGCCGTATGCCGTCGATCATCGGTTCACCCACGCCGCGAGAGCCATGTTGGTGGCCGACTACCCCGAGCTCGAGCCGTATCTCAAGACGCGCGGCTCGCACACGGTACTAGGCGGCGCGCGATGACGCCCGCGTTCGAGGACGAGTTCGTGACCATCCACCACGGCGACTGCCTCGACGTGATGCGCGTCATGGAGGCCGCGAGCGTCGACGCCATCGTGACCGACCCGCCTGCGGGCATCTCGTTCATGGGCGCGGCATGGGATGGCGACAAGGGCGGGCGCAACCAGTGGATAGCGTGGATGGCAGAGATAGCCGCCGAAGCACTCCGCGTGGCTAAGCCGGGCGCTCACGCGCTCGTGTGGGCGCTTCCTCGCACGTCTCACTGGACGGCTACGGCGTGGGAGGACGCGGGTTGGGAAGTGCGCGACCGCATCGGGCACATCTTCGGAACCGGGTTCCCGAAGTCGCTCGATGTCGGACGCGCTATCGACAAGGCAGCAGGAGCCGAGCGCGAGTCCGTTGCTGTCGGCTCTGACGGTGCGACACGCAAGCCGCGCGCTATGGCTCCCGGTGGAGCGGTACGCGAAGCGGTGCAGACAGTATCCGCCCCTGCGACCGAAGCCGCCGCGAAGTGGGATGGCTGGGGCACCGCGCTCAAGCCCGCCGTCGAGGATTGGTGGCTACTCCGCAAGCCGCTCGGTAGCACAGTAGCCGCGTGCGTCCTCAAGCACGGCACAGGGGCGCTCAATATCGGCGCTTGTCGCATAGAGGGTAGCGGCGGCGGTACTCATTGCAGCAACAGAGACGCCGCGAGCGGGAAGTGCATGGGTCACAAAAACCACACGCTGCGTCCGACGTTTCACGGCGCAGATACGATGCCGCAGTCGGGACGCTGGCCGAGTCATCTCACTCACGACGGCAGCGAAGAAGTGCTCGCGGTGTTCCCCGAAGCCGAGAGCGGAAGCCGCGCGCCGGGCGTCCGCAGCGGGATGGGGTATCACGGCGGGCGCGGCGATGGTGGCCCCGCGCTAGAAGCGTCTAGCGGTAGCGTGGCTCGATTCTTCTACTGCTCGAAACCTCCTACCGCCGAGCGCGACGACGGGATGTGTGGGGGAAGCGAACCAGACGATGACGGGAGTATCCGCCCCCGCCCGCGCCCGCTCCCTCGCCGCAACACGCATCCGACCGTCAAACCGATGGCGCTCATGCGCTGGCTCGTGCGCCTCATCACGCCACCCGGCGGGACGGTGTTCGACCCCTTCATGGGCAGCGGAACGACGCTCAAGGCGGCACGCGCGGAAGGGTTCAAGAGCATCGGCGTCGACCTTGACGCACGGCACTGTGAGATAGCGCGAGAGCGCATGTCGCAGGCGGTGATGCCGCTCACGTTCTGACGCACGACTCACCCGCTCACCCCGCTTCGAGGAGGAACCGTGAACGCTACGCAATGGACCGCACTCGCCGGAACGCTCGTACCCATCATCACCGCCGTGCTCGCGCGCTGGTCGTGGTCGGGCACCGCGAAGTTCTGGATGACGGCCGTGGGATGCACCGTGCTCGGCATCGGCACCGCGTACTACGCCGGCGCACTGAGCACGGACGCGATTGTGACCTCGATCCTGTCGACCATCGCCGCCGCACAGCTCGCCTACTACGCGATCTTCAAGCCGCTCGGCTTCACGAACTGGCTGCTCGACAACGTCGGCAACGTCGACCCGCTCAGCGTCACGAAGTAGCCCAACCCCTTTGCGGAGCGGGTGCCGGGGCGTAGGCCCCAACCGTGAACGCGACGCCCCCCTCGTTGCGATCCGCCCCGGCGCTCGCCCGCGAAACCGACCCGAAAGGAAGTGCGACATGGCACAGACAGTAGGAGAGATCGTCTGCACCGTCTCGGCACAATGGAGTCCCAACCCCCTCACCCGTGGCGACCGCGTGCGTATCCGTGAGGGGTACGAGCGCAACGGCACGGTCGGCTACTACTGGGGCAAGAGTCGCGACGACGCCGACAAGGTGGTCATCGACTGGGACCGCGACAAGCACGTCCGCGCATCCGTCCTCGCCGCCGCCATCGAACCGTACCCCTACACGAAAGACGAGAGGATAGAACGGCTGCTCGAAGACTACGACGGCGTGTTGAGGACGCGCTGCGACACGGCGCTGTTCCCCGAGGAGTATGCGCCCGACCTCGCCACACTCACCGCCGCACTCGCTGACCGCGACGAGACAGCCGAGACGCTGGCGATAATCGGCGGGGAGCGGGACATCCTGCTGCTCGCGGTGGACGACTACAAGGCCGAGCGCAAACGGCTGCGGGCGTTGCTACTGGACGCGAACAATCGAGCCGACGAGGCAACAGGCGAATATCGCCGCATGGGCGATGTCCACAACGCCTACGTTCACGACCCCGCGTTCGTGTGTGTGCCGCGTGAGGTGCTGGAGAAGCACGCCAATCAGGAGGCGAACAACAACTTCTACGCAGGCAGGAAGGGACTCGCTGACCATATCCTCCGCGAGTACGGCAAGGAGGCGAAGTGAACGCCGCGCAGATCGCATACGCGCCGAGCATGGAGCCGCAGCCCTTCTGCTCACTGCCGTGGTGTGGCAGAGCCCCAGGCGGCCCGAACAAGCGATACCGCGTCGGCGGCAAGATACTCGAGTACCCCGCGCTCATTGACGCCCATCATGTCGCGGGCAGGCCCGGACCCGTCGTCTACCTGTGCCACGAATGCCACATGGCGCAACACCAGAAGCACCGCGACACGTTCGATCACATCAACGGCGAGTGGGTCGTCATGGTCGACGGCGGCTACCGTCCGCTTCGCGTATTCGACACGGAGGAGAGCGCATGATCGCCACGACCGTACTACGCGAGCTTGCCGAGATCGACAACGCCGACCTAGAGACCGCCTGCGCGCGCTTCATCCATGCCGCGAAGATGGTGGCGGTGGAGAACTACCCCGGCGCCGCGACGGGCGAAGCGTCCGTACACACGGGCAAGCCAGGAAGCCGTCCGCCAGGCCGCGAGCAATGCGCCGGCGCGGTCAAGCGGCTCGTGCATCTCGCACAGAGCGCCGAGAACACCGCAATGACAGCGCGCAAGGAGCACGAGCATCGCATCGAGAGCATGGGCGGCATCACCATCGCGGCGCAGACGGGTCCGAGCGTGGGTCGGCGCAAGGATGGCACGTTCACGGGCGCGCCGAGGGGCCCGAAACTCCCCGACCTATGTCAAGGTTTCTGACCTGCACCTCTTGCGGAGGTCGAGGGAAATCGCTACAATCCGGAGCGAGGCGGAACTAGCCTCACCGCCAAGGCCATCCAACACGGGTGGCCTTTCGCGTGGGGAGACGTTCATGCGCTCAAAGACGTGGCACTGTGCGGAGGGCCATTACGTGCGCCTCTCCCCGTTCCCGACCGACGCCGCGTCATGCCCCATCTGCCGCGGTCGCCTGATCGAAGGTCCGCCATCGTTCACGCTCGAACTCGTGCCAATGCTGGCTGACGACGCGGACCGATTCAGCGACCGGCTTATGCGCGAGAAGCCTGTCGGGCGATGACGCTCCTGATCCCGGTCATACGCGACTGGACACGGGAAGCGGTCATAGCCGCCATCGCCGCGTCCGACATTCCCCGCGATAGGTGCATCCTCGTGCTCGACGCGCCGGGGTGCGAGTGGTGGGAGACGTCGCTGTACGACCTCGGGTTCGACGTCGAGCTGCACATCACGCTCAATCCGTACCCGCCCGAGGGCCGCGTAGACAGACGCCCGCGGCATAGGGCGATGGTGCGCTACACGCAGACGCTGGTACCCGACGGGCCGCTGCTGTGCCTCGAAGACGACATCCTCGTACCGCCCGACATCTACGCGCGTCTGTCATCTCACGGTCCGCACGCGACGGGCATCCAGATCGCGCGGCACGAGTCACGGCGCCCGGTGCTGTACCCGGCATTCCGCGGGATCCGCGTCGGCACAATCGGCGTTGACGGTTGCGGCTTCGGCTGTCTGCTCACGACGGGCGAGGCATATCGCGGCGCTGTATTGGGCGATGGTCCGGGTCCTGTCGACAAGGAACTCACCTCCCAACTGCCGCGCCCGCTCGTAGCCGACTTCGAGTGCGTCTGCGGGCACATGACGAAAGACGGGGTGCTGTATCCGTGATTGCCGTCTGCATCCCCACACGCGGCATCGTCTACACGGAGGTCATGCAAGGCGTAGTGGAGAACTGCGCGGGACGCGACTGGACGCTGCTCACTACCATCGACGAGGGTTTGCCCGACTGCATGAACAACCTCGTGGAGCGGGCTCTTGACGCGGGTGCCGAGTGGATATGGGTCGTGGAAGAGGACACCGTACCGCCCGTAGGCATTCTCGACACGATGCTCGCGGCCAAGGTGGACTACATCGCGACCGACTACCCGGTCGGCAACTCGCACACCTGCTTCGGCTTCGATGACGACGGGCTGCTGTGGACGGGCTTCGGATGCACTCTGATTCGGGCGAGCGTCTTCGAGGCGATTCCCGAGCCGTGGTTCGAGTGCAACCGCAACATGGTCGTGAAGCATCACGACGGTTTGGACTACTTCACCGCCGATCAGCGCACCGTCAACCATCGCGGCGGGCACGATCTGTCGTTCGCCGAGAAGCTCAAGACAGCGGGCATAGAGCGCCACGGCGTGCGTGACATCGAGTGCCGCCACCTCAAGATGCACGGATGGAACACGGCGCCCACGAACAAGGCGTGTCACGACATCCGGGCCCTGCCGCCGATAGTGGACAAGTGGCCCGTCTACATGGAGAAGCCCACCTGCACGATCGTCATCCCCTGCTTCAACTACGGGCAGTACCTGGGCGAGGCCATCGAGAGCGCGCTCGCGCAGACGCATCCCTGCGAGGTCATCGTCGTTGACGACGGCTCGACCGACGATACGGCCAAGGTCGCCAAGCGATACCCGGTCAAGCTCATCCGCCAGCGCAACGAGGGGCTGCCGGCCGCACGCAACGCCGGGATCAAAGCCGCGACCACGACGCACATCCTGCCGCTGGACGCGGACGACAAGCTCGCCCCCGACTGCGTCGAGAAGCTGCTGGGTGCGTCACGCAACGCGATAGTGAGAGCGCCCGCGATGCTGTTCGGCGACCAGAACCGACAGTGGCTCCCCGGTGGCGACCTGACGCTGGCAGGCTTCATGAAAGCCAACGGCGCCGCTGCATGTTCCCTGTTCCCGAAGGCAGCATGGGAAGCGGCAGGCGGCTACGACAAGTCGATGACGCAGGGGTACGAGGACTGGGACTTGTGGGTGCGGATGCTGCATGCGGGCACGCGCCCGGTCACGGTCAACGGCATCTGCTGGTACTACCGCAAGCACGGCGCGTCCATGGTCGCGGGATCACGCGCCAACCACGATGCGATCTACGCGACGATGCGCGCCAGGTGGGAACGGCTCGGCATACAGCCGCCGCCCACCGTGCCGCTTCGCCCACTCAACTACCCGATCCGCATCTCAGTCGCAGTCAAGGTAGACGGCAAGGCGTACCCGGTGGGCTCGCGCATCGGCCGAGACACGGCACTCGCGGCCAAGGCGACAGGGCAACTCAAGGATGCGAGGATCGCATGACGACTGACCGGCTCAAGCGCACATCGGGTAGGTTCGCCGCCATGTCCACGGTCCATGCCGCAATCGAGGGCGACCTCGAGGTCATCTGCCGCATCACCGAACGCGTGAGTCTGTCCGAGCGGCAGGAGCGGTTCGTGGTACGCAGCCTGCTCGAGACCAGCAGCGCGATACAGGCCACGCGCCAGGAGCTGGAGCGGCAAGTCAGAGCCGACATCACCGACGACAAGACGGTGG